GGTGGATATCACAAGGGGCATTGGAATACTAGAATGGTTCGCCAAAGAGGGTGGTCCAGTTGTAACTGAATCTGAATTTGGGCACACAGACGAAGATGTCGAGAACCTACTAAAAAAATATAATTTGGGAGCGATAAATGCCAAGAGCTAATTTTGAAACAGGAACGAAAGTATGTTCAAGGTGTAAGATTGAGAAACCTATTGAGCAATTTTGTACTAAGAAAGCAAATAAAGATGGGTTGAATAGTTGGTGCAAAAATTGTTGTAACAACCAAGGTAACATTTACAGTGAAAACAACAAAGATAAAATAAAACAGTATTATGAGATTAACAAAGATAAGATTAAGCAGTACAACAAAGCTTGGAGAGAAGACAACAAAGATCACATGAAACAATGCCAAAAAGCTTGGATGGAAAACAACCAAGATAAAATGAAACAATATACAAGAAACAAATACGAAAAATATAAAAAATCTGGCCTGTGTACCCAATGTGGGTCACAGCTTATGATAAATAGTAACACATTGTGTGAAAAATGTTGGTTCAAAAGTTGTTCCAATAACAACCTTGGCTCAAGAAAGCATTGGGAACATCTAAAAACCCTGTTTGAAGAACAAAATCATAAGTGTGCCTACACAGGGCTTGATCTTATCTTGGGAGTCAATGCTTCCATTGATCACATAAAACCAATATCAAGGTATCCAGAATTAGCAAAAAACCTGAAAAATGTTTGCTGGTGTGATTCATTAACAAATAAGTCAAAAAATGATCGTGATCTAAGTGAATTTGAAAATGAACTTAATGAGTTGGTTTTTTATGACAGAAAGCGTTGTAACACCCAATGAAAATTCCAGCAAGCATAAAAAAGAGAATGGACGAATTTGATCTTGATCAAATCAAGATGGGTATTGGTGTAGAAAAAGAACACGATACAGACGATGAACTTGATGTGGTTGATTCCAATCTTGATTTATTGAAGATTGTGCTTGCTCATTTGGAAGAGGATCCAAAGTATTACACCAAACTGAAAACAATAGATGAAGGGACTAAAATGATTATCAAAGAAAACCCAGATCGTGTGAAGGCAAAGAAGGTTTCCTTTTATTGGGATTCCAAAGAGAATTATGCATTCGGATATCTCAATGGTGAAATGAAGGTTAGTGAACATCAAGGAACAACCCACCGGGAACTTGGTAGGAGTAGAAGAAACTTCAAGTATCCAGGAAGATTTTGGCCTGAAAAAAAGCTGATTAGTTTTTGGGTTTATCCACCCAGGGATAGTTTGAAAAAGGTGTTGCTGGACATACAGGAAGTACACAATGGTCACATCAAAAATCGTGATATGGTTCCTGGAAAAAGAAGAAGGCCAATCATCATATTGAATTGGAGAATTGAAATTCCTGCCAAAGATGTTATTGTTGCCATCAAAGGAAAGGGCGAAACCAATGCAAGTAAATACATAAACGCAGAGGGAATGCAAGCAGCATCGGAAAAAGCTATAAGGGTAAATGATTTTTTCAACGATGCTAAGAACTCTATCCTATATCCAATCAAAGATGTGTTGTCAGGAAAGCCTTTAAAGGGAATGGGGGAAGATTGGCTTAGTAGTGTTGGTTTGAGTGTTGACAATGGACAAGAGCATATGAAGGCAATCAAACAAAAGACAATAGTAAAGATGTCGCCAGAAGAAAAGGTGAAGCTATACAACTACTTCAAAGAAAAGGGTAGGTTGTCTCCAGCAGAAGAGAGAATGTATCGGTTGATGTACCATGAGAACTATGAGATGTACAGGCAACTTGGATCCAAGAAAATTTATTTGGTTGAGGGAAAATACTTTACAAGACAGAAGAGTTATGATATAATAACAGAAATGCCTTATGTGATCATTGGTGAGAAAGAGATAGACCTTGAGTTTGAGAAAGACAAAGTTGCTGGGTTAAAGAAAATCATCAAGGCAACCATGAAGGAAGAAATAACAGACAAGCATGGCAACCACTTCAAGTTAGAAACACCACAGGAGATAGATGAGTTTGTTAACAGGCTAATGAAAAATCCTCAAGTGAGGGGAATGCTGAAGTAAGGAAGGTGGTGATGTCAAATGCTTGGGTTTGAACTTGTATTGGCTCTTTCCTTGATCGATCTTTTTTGGTGGTTAAGGAAGTAGCATGAGCGGAGTCGAGCGGGGGTAATTGAGCGGAGCGGAAGATATGCAACATGATTGCCCCCCATTTATTTGAAAGGTTGGTTACAGGTGAGCATTATTAGTTCCATACATGCCGACATTGGTAATAGAAAAAGAGAAGAGTGGATAAAGATGTTGGAGGAAGCCTATGCCACAAGGGATTGGAATCTCCTACGATCAGTCATTGATTACATGAGAGAGGATGTGTTCTGTGAATGAGATAATTGAGTGCGCTGCCATAAAGCTAAACGGAAAAATTCACGCACTAGAAAGACCAAATCGGCACCACAACATAATCCACATGCTATTCGATGAAACTGGTATACCAGTTAGGTCTTTCGGTCAAGGATTTTTAACTAGTCGTGGTAGGTTTGTGTTGCGTGATGAAGCGTTGGTTATTGCTAAATCTAGTGGTCAAGTTGGGGAAAAGTTGATTGGGTCTATTTTAACCAGTGAGGATATGTGGTAGGTTATGGGGAAAATCATTGGTATTGTAGGTTCTAGGAATCGTGAGAACCCAAATACATTGTTGAAAATTCTGGAAGTGTTCGATGTGATATACCAACCAGGAGATTGGATATGCTCTGGTGGTTGTTCCAGGGGTGCGGATAGCTTTGCCCACTACATCCATCTTGATCGTAAACTACCATACCTTGAGTTTCCTGCTGATTGGAAAACGCACGGTAAGCGTGCTGGGTTTGTTTGTAACACGGATATAGCAAAGTTTTCGGATGTTCTCATCGCTGCCCCTGGAGATCCAGGACATGGCACAAGGGACACCATAAAGAAGTTTGTCGAGTTTCATGGAGAGGAAAATTTACACATAATATGAACACTACTGATTATTGGTAGAGCAAAAATGACCCCAACTGCATATTTATTGTGTGGGGGTGAATAGATGTATACTGCAACTTGTGTTGGCTGTGGGTTAATTAGAGTTTTTCCAAGATATTGGACAAGGCGGCATAAAAATTGGAAATGCAGACCTTGCGCTCATTCTGGATTAGACACATGGAATAAAGGTTTAACAAAAGAATGCCACCCTGGTTTAATGAAAATCGCAGATGCATCAAAAAATTTTTACGAAAAGAATAGAGATAGCATAAGGGTCCACCATGAGTCAACTGGATATTGGACACCACTTTCTGCAAAAACAAAATGGGAAGCATATAAACAGTTGGTAAATTTGTACACAAAGCATTCCGATATATCTTTACTGGAAAATTACAGTGAATATATCCAAACAAAACACATATTGCAACCATCTGGATACACATTGGATCATAATTTTAGTGTCCTAGAGGGGTTTAAACAAGATGTTCCCCCGCATATAATTGGTTGCGTTATCAATCTTAGCATAATATATCGTGGGGAAAACAGTTCGAAGCACGCAAAGTGTTCAATAACGAAAGAAGAGTTATATGAAAGATATGACAGATTCATTAAAGGTGGGTGATCAAATAGTGCCCAACAAAATTAGAATTTTAATCATACCCAGCGATTCTTATGGTGTTGGGCACTATTAGCTTACCGATCAATTTGGGTTGCACAAGAGATACAAAAAAACCATGGGGAAGAGTTTGAGGTTGACATTAGACTAATGCAACCAATAACAGAGGACGATATAGGGGAGTTTGATATTGTCCACTATCACAGACGCATCGCCGAACCTGAAACAACCCCACTATGGGCTGATAAATTTCGCACAGCCGGTGCGATTGTTGTTTCTGATATTGACGACTTCTGGCTGCCGTTTTTTGGGCACCCAGCTTATCACATGGTTGTGGCGAAGGGTATCCATCACCAAATCATTGAAAATCTAAGGTGCGCTGATTGGGTTACAACAACCACAGAAATCTATGCAGAACACATAAGAAGGACCATAAACAAAAATGTTCACATCATACCAAATGCTATTGATCCCAATTTGAAGATGTGGCAAAACCCAACCACAGAATCAGATAGAGTTAGGGTTGGTTGGATTGGTGGCTCAAGTCATGAGAGAGATTTGGACAAAATCAAGGGCACTTTCAATGTGTTGTTCAATGATAAGGAGATTGCTAGTAAGATTCAGGTTGTTATGTGTGGATATGACACAAGGGGAACTGTTACTGAATTACATCCCCTAACCAAAGAGGAAAGAACAAGGAAAATAACCCCAGAAGAGTCCATATGGAACAAATTTGAAGCCATATTCAACGACAATGGTAAGGCAACACCAGAACAGTATGTAAGAAGGACAACACTTCCCATAACTCAATATGGAAACCACTATAAGCATGTGGACATTTGCTTGGCACCGCTAGATGAACACACATTCAATGAGTGCAAGTCTGAATTGAAGATAATTGAAACTGGTATGTGCAAAAAAGCGTTGATTGCATCTGATTTGTATGTCTACAAGCAGTTGTTAACTCATAGGGAGAATGCGTTGTTGGTCAACCCAAGGAAAAACCATAAGCTATGGCACAAATACATTCGGCAACTGATACTAGATGATGCAATGAGAAAAGAGTTGTCAGAAAATTTGTATAAGTTGGTATACCCAAAATATTCATTGGAGCATGTTACAAATGAAAGGTGTGAGTGGTATAGAAAAATACTTTCAACATGATGTATTACATTCTTTATGAAACAACAAACTTGATAAATGGAAAAAAATACAGGGGCGTTCATAAAACAAAAAATCTCAATGATGGGTATTTGGGGTCAGGGGTGTTGCTTACAAAAGCAATCCGAAAATATGGAAAACAAAACTTTAGTAGGGAGATATTGGTTGAGTTGTTTTCATACGAAGAAATGATTGAAGAAGAAAAATATGTTGACCACAAGTGGGTTTTTCGCAGAGACACATACAACCTAGAAACAGGGGGAATTAGTGGAAGAGAATGGTCAAACGAAGCAAAAACTAAACACAAATTAAGGATGAATAGTCCAGAGACAAAAAAAAGATTGTGTGAAGCGCAAAAGAAATTACAAAACACCCCAAAAAGAAAAAATAGGGCAAGAGAGATAATGAACGAGTTATGGGGAAATAGTGAATTTAGGCACAAACAAAAAAGAATAATGGAGAGCCTAGAGTTCAAAGTAAAACAATCCAGGGGGATTTCTAAATCCTGGGAAAAAAGAGATAGAGAATCGTTTTCAGATAAAATGCGTGGTAAAAATCACAAACTACATAAGTCATTTGTTGTTGGTTGTAGACAGTTTGATTCTTTAGATGAAGCAAGCAAGGTGTTTGGTGTTACCAGAATGACAATTAGTAATAGATTAAAGTCAAAAACAAAAAAATGGAAAGATTGGGTTTATCTATAAAAACCTTTACATTTTTTGGTGAATGTGGTATAATGAGTGTGTTACAAACAAGTTATAGGAAGGTAAGTCATGAAAGAGTTTAGGTTGGAAGATAGCAGAATCATAGAGCTATCTGAAAAATTCACGGAGATTGTCAAGGGGATAAAGAATACTGAAAATCTGATTGCTATCGAGAACTTGATGGCAGAGATTGGGAACAGGTTTTTTGTTGCCCCAGCATCGAACAGACTAGAATACCACAACTGTTTCCCAGGTGGGTTGTTGGAACACTCAATGAGGGTGTATTCCAATCTTTCAACTATGGCAAACAAGAAAAACATTAGCCAAGATTCAATCATTGTCTGTGGGCTGTTTCATGATTTGGGAAAGGTTGGTACGGTCAATGAAGATTACTTCCTCCCCAATGAATCACAGTGGCACAGAGAAAAGCTTGGGATGATGTATGAGCATAATGAGAGTCTTATATATCTTGGCACAGCAATCAGATCCGTAAAACTCCTAACAGACTTTGGTGTAAAGCTTACCGATGAAGAATACCAAGCCATTATTATTCACGATGGGCAATACACCCCAGAAAACAAACCCTATGCACACAAGGAAACTTGGTTGGCATTATTACTTCACCAAGCGGACATGCAAGCCTGCCAGTTTGAAAAAGAAAGGTGGGCAAAGATACAATGATAATGGATTTGGAGACTTTCTACTAGTATTTATTAGTGGAGGTTGTAAATGGTAATATATTTGATAACAAACAAAATAAATGGAAAACAGTATGTTGGTAAAACAACTCTTACTATGGAAAAAAGGTGGTTTAAACACATATATGATGCAAACTCATTAAAAATCAATTGTTCCATACAAAGAGCAATCAGGAAATATGGAAGTGAAAATTTTTCCATAGAAAAAATTGATGAAACTTTGTTATTTGAGGAGCTTGGAAAACTAGAAATAAAGTACATCGAAGAATATTGCACATTTAGGTCTGGATATAATCAAACTCTTGGTGGAGATGGGGCAAGTCCTGGAGAAAACAACCCAATGTATGGAGTTAGATTAACAGGAGAAACAAACCCATTTTATGGAAAAAAACACAGCGAAGAAACAAAGAAAAAAATGAGCGAAAAAGCCAAAGGGAAATATTCTGGAGAAAACAACCCAATGTATGGAGTTAGATTAACAGGAGAAACAAATGGAATGTATGGAAAAGAACATAGTGAAAAAACGAAGAAAAAGATAAGTGAAACAAGGTTAGAAAAAAGCAAACGTGGGTGGTATAAAAATTCATATGGGGGAAAAAAATCTAAATCTCATAGAGAAGCATTATCAGTGGCAATTAAGAAACGCTTTTCCGATCCAAATGAGAGAAAAAAAATGAGTGAGGCTGCTAAAAAAAGGAAACCAGTATCAGAAGAAGTAAGATTAAAAATGAGTTTAAGCCAGAAAAAACGATGGGAGAAAAAATGAGTTTCATGCAAGGGTTGTTAGCAAATGTAGAGAACAAATTCTATTTTGGAATAGGTGGTCTAGGTGATTTTTTTTTTACTGATGGCAACATTTTACGATAACATTGATTCTCACACAGATGTTGTTTTTGTGTGCAACAATGTAACCACAATCAGAGAGATATCCAAGCAGTTTCCAAAGGTGAAAAAATGGTGGTTTTACCCTAGAGCATCATTTCACACTAGTCCGATTATTTGGGAGCTTCTTGTTCAACACCCAAATTTTGTTGGGTCTGGTGTAACACCAAGGCAGTTTATGTATGTTGAAGATTGGATTGAGTGTGGAAAGACAAATGTGTTTGATTACTACGGAGTGAAACGATACCCAGCATGGGCTTTCCCGATACCAAATGAGCAAGTGTTGACGGTCATTCAGCCTTTTGGTGGTGCCGATGATCCAACAAAGATCAAAGAGATTCCAAGGGTTGTGTTAAACTCCATTGCCAATGAGTATTCTGGGTATGGAAGAGTTTGTTTGATTGGGTCAAAGAAGGACAAGGAAAAAATAGGAGAACCCTTTGGTGATGTGTGGGTGACAGACTTTGAGAATTCATTTAGGTTAATACGAAGCTGTTCAAAATTCATAGGTGCTGATTCATGGGGAAAGACACTAGCAGCTTTCGCTGGAAAAGAAGTTGTGGTGTACCCCAATAGGTATGAAAAACCAGCGGAAAAAATGTTCAACCACCCCAAGGATCCTGGTGATTATGTGTTCCTAGATGGATGGGGGTTTGGGTTAGTATGAGCAATGTTAAAATTTGGGGCATACGAGCGGGCATCATAGGTGACACAATAATAGGTTTAACTATTTTGGATTACATCAAAGAACAACACAAAGACAGCTATGTTAATTGGGTAATCCACAGAAAAAATTCCCAGGCTGCTCCACTTTATATATCACAAAAACACATAGACAAAATCTATATTACGGAGGGCTGGGAAAGTCTTGGAAGTAACGACAAAGCTTTGAAGGAATCTTGTGACATTCAAATTAATGAGGCCCCTTCGGTAGATGATCTGTTTTGGTTCAATAAAATTAGTAGCGTTGAGCAGAACTTTAGAATGGCTGGCATATGGGATACCATTCCAGAATCTAAGCAATACCCAACTCTTACAAAATGGTGGGTTGATATCTCTACACTTCATATCCCAGAAAACCATGGGTACTCTAACTTGGAGGTAATCAACGCTCCCAAGAAAAAAAGTATTGCCATTTTTCCATTTGCACATTATGGGTCAGAACCAAGTAGATCCCCAACAGTCGAGTGGTGGGAAGCGGTTATTTCTGGGTTGAAAGAGTATGATGTCCACCACTTTGGTTGGATCACAGAGCCAACTATTGCGGGTGTAACAAAGAGACACACCAACACATCTTTATTTGACCAAATTCGGTTGGCGTTAGAGTGTAACTTGGTAATTGGTTCTGATTCTGGCGCAATGTGGATCATTGGGGCGTATTCAATGCCAGCTATTCACATTCTAACATACCATAGGGTAAAGGGGCATACTGAAAACCCAATGGCATTTGAGCCAAAAAACAAGAATGGTAAATCGTTTTTCAACCCAAACAGTTGCAGCATGGTGAAACCAAACCGTGTGATAGATTGTGCCAGGGAGATTTTACAATGAACTATACTAGTATGGAAATGCAAGATCAATTTGCCCATATTCTACTTGGCAACAGGGGAACATTCTTGGATTTGGGTAGTGCTGATCCCATAGTTGGGAACAACACAGCAAGTCTTGAGTCTATTGGGTGGTCTGGTTTAGCATTTGATTCAATACAACACTTAGCAGATGCTATGAACAATTCTAGCAGGAAGACACCGTGTTTTTGTGTTGATGTTTCAAGGGAAGATCCATTCGTAAAAATACTGTTGAAGTTTAAACCGGGCAAGCATTTTAATTACATATCACTAGATGTTGATGATGCTAGTGTAAGCTGTTTAAACCTTCTAACTAACAACGGGTTTACATTTGATGTGATGACATTTGAACATGATGCTTATTTGGGGGATGAGACAAGGCGAGTATTATCCAGAGAAATTCTTTTTGACCATGGATATGGGTTGTTGTTCAAAGATGTAAAGACTTGTAGTAAAAATTGGAGCCCATATGGGCCACAGTGTAGACCATGCAATCATGTTAATGTGGAAAAATGGGAGTGGGAAGATTGGTGGGTTGGGCCAAGGTTTTTTCATTGTTTGGGGTATTCTGCATCGTCGATGGCTCATCAAGACTGTATTAAGATTTTGCGTAATATTGGGGGGGAGATTAAATGGTAGAGTTGTTCTCATTGGGAGATTTGTTTGTTTCAGACTTTATTAAACCAGGAGATAAACCAAGGGGTGGAAGAGAACCACTTAAGATGATGTTTGACCCAGAAACTACTGCATTACGTTTGGAATCTCCTACTGATCCGAATAAGATGTATGGCCAATACTGGTATAGGTCTGCTATAAATGATACAATGGTTAAGGAGTTGAAAAGTATTGCAGAAAAGCTACCTTCTTTGGTAAAGATTGATGATGGGGATGTGTTCTTAGACATTGCTTGTAATGATGGAACACTTCTAAAATACACCCCAAGTAATATGATAAGGGTTGGTGTAGATCCAGCAGATAGTACATACACAAAGGAATCCAGGGCGATTTCCGATGATGTTATCCAAGATTACTTTTCAGAGGAAGCATATAGATCTGGAAAATTTGGGGAGAAACAAGCTAAGATTGTAACAATTATAGCAATGTTCTATGATGTAGATGATCCAATGGGGTTTCTCAATGATGTTGAGAAAATCCTAGATGATGATGGGTTGCTTGTAATTCAAATGAGTTACACCCCACTAATGATAAGGCAACTGGCCTTTGATAATATCTGCCATGAACATATCTATTACTACAATTTGACTTCGATCACCAGACTACTAAGCCAAGTTGGAATGAAGGTTGTGGATTGTAAATTGAATGATATTAATGGTGGTAGCTTTAGGGTGTATGCTAGAAAATGTAAATCAAGTGACTACAATTTTGCAACTTCACCATTCAGGGATGTTGCTCAATATAGAATTGAAAGCATACTAAACATGGAAGAAGCTCAACACATGACAACAGTTGAGCCATACTTAAACTTCTATGAACAAATCTGTAAGCTTAGAGAACAGACGATGGAGTTCATACGAGAAATAAAGACCCAAGGAAAAAGCATGTGGTGTTATGGTGCATCAACCAAAGGCAACACACTATTACAATGGTACGGGTTGAATGATACACTTGTTGACGGTATAGCCGAACGCAGTCCGTTTAAGTTTGGGTTGAGAACAGTTGGGTCAAACATTCCAATTTACTCTGAAGAAGAAATGAGAAAGATCAACCCAGATTATATGCTTGTTTTACCTTGGCATTTTATTGGTGAGTTTGTGAAGAGGGAAAAAGAGTATCTAAACAATGGGGGGAAATTCATTGTTCCATGCCCAAAGTTTGAAATAATTGGTGGAGGAAGTAGAATATGAAAACTTCATTAATAACCGGAATCAATGGTATGGATGGGTCACATCTTGCGGATCTTTTGTTGTCCAGGGGCTATAGGGTGTATGGTATGGAGAGAAGAGTTTCAACACCCGTCAGGAAAAATTCTGCACACCTAGTTGGAAATAACCACTTTTCGTTTATTACCGGAGATTTAACAGACCCCAAATCGTTAGCTAATTGTATTGACCACACTCAACCAGATGAGGTTTACAACTTGGCTGCACAATCTTTTGTTGGGTCAAGTTGGGAAATCCCAAATCAGACAAGTGAAGTGAATGGAATTGGTGTATTAAACATACTAGAGGCGATCCGACAGGTTAAACCAAACACCAAACTATATCAAGCCAGCACTAGTGAGATGTATGGGAATCATGTTGGTGTAATGGCAAACGAAGATACCCCATTTAAACCAAGGAGTCCATACGGAATAGCTAAGGTTTATGCACATCACATGACAATAAATTATAGAGAATCTTACGGAATGTTTGCTTGTTGTGGGATCTTGTTTAACCATGAGTCAGAACGAAGGGGGTTGGAATTTGTAACAAGGAAAATAACAGATGGTGTAGCACAGATTGTGGCTGGGAAAAAAGACAAGTTAACCCTTGGAAATTTGGATACAAAAAGAGATTGGGGATACTCCCCAGATTATGTTGATGCTATGGTTAGGATATTGGGTTGTGATGAACCGGAAGAGTTTGTTGTTGCAACAGGGGAAAACCACACAGTTGAAGAGTTTGTAAGGTTAGCGTTTTCTCATGTTGGTATAGATGATTGGAAAAAATATGTTGATTGCGACAAACGGTTTATGAGGCCAGCGGAAATCTATAACCTATGCGGAGATTCATCCAAGGCCAGGGAAAAATTGGGTTGGAAACCAAGTTGCTCATTCAAAGAGATGGTTGGTAGAATGATCAATAATGATTTGAGTATACATAATGCAGGATAATGTTTCTGTATGCACGATAGTAAAAAATGGTATGGACACACTTCCAATGTGGTTAGAGTGGGCAATGGACAACTTCTCGGAAGTCAATGTTGTTTGTGATACAGTAAACGAAGATGGAACATTGGAGTTTGTTATAGCTTTCAAACCAAAGCACCCAAGCGTAAATCTTTTGGTTCACAAGTTTGATGATTTTTCATCTCAATGGAACAGAGCAATTGCAATGTCTAACGAAGGGTTTTGTTTGTACATGGGATCAGATGAAATCATTGAAGAGATGCCAAATGATTGTATTGTAAAAATGATGTGTGCCTCTGGTTCCAAGGTTGGGATTTTGGAGAGATTTAATTTGCAGGGGTCACACAATAAGTACAACAAGATTGGCTATCCAGATTATCAATATAGGGTTATTGATATGACTTCTGGGATAAAGATGAATGGGAAATTGGTTGACGAAACCCTTTCTGTAAAGAGAGAAGACAAGTGCGTTTTATTACCATGGAGTATTATTCATTTTGGGCACATAAGAAGTGAGTCTTATCTTAGGACAAAGGGTAGAGATAGAATCAAGTTTGCCGATAGTGATAACTGTGATGGAAAGTCCCTAAAAGAATATGGGGAAAATTGGTTCGTTGTCAGAAACAAACTATGGGAATCTAACCCAGATAATCTTGAGGATGTTCCCCCAAGAGTGTTGGAGCAAATTGAAAAGTATTATCTACAATGAAACTATACATAGAAGGTTTTCGCGGACCTTGGGGGTGGGTTGGTGATTATGAAAAAGTGTCAAAATTTGACATTGTATCTAATGCAGATGAAGCCGATGTTATCTTTCAGTGTGATCCAGGGAATTGGAGATTGAATGAGCGGCATTTGGAAAGAAAGATTGTCATTGCTAATGTCCTTGACTTTTCAGAGTGGTTGGGTGGCAACCCAGAGATAGAAAACTATGTGCAATCTTTTTGCAAGAGAGCCACAAAGGTTACAGCTATTTCTAAAAAGGTTATTTACCAACTGAAAGAAAGAGGAATAGATGCTGGTATGTTTTATTACCCAAGTCAAGTTTCCTCTGAAATGGTTGACGATCTAAGGGGGATACCAAGGAAAAACAGAATTATTTCGTTTTGTAGATTGGGTGATCCTGGAAAGAAACTAGATGTGGCAGCTAAAGCATTCATTGATTCAGATTTTGAAAAAGCTGGATGGTTATATTGGTTATGCGGGCCAGAGAGCCCCATCATTCCAAAGCATAAGCAAATAAAGGTTATGGGATATATGCCAAAGGAAGTGTTGGTTGCATCTATAGCATCTTCAAAATTAACCATCATGCCATCAATTGGGGAGGGTTTGGGTCTTCCAGCAATAGAGTCTACGTTGCTTAATACTTGGTCGATGGTTAGATCAATAGAACCAATGGTTGATGTGTTTCAAGGAACAGCAAAATATTTTTCGGATGATGATCATTTGTTGAAAGCATTGAATGATGTTTATGGTTTGATTTGTGGATCAAGCTACCCTAGCATTGGGGATCACCAACTAGATATGTGGAAGAGAGATGTGGCATTTGGGGAGTTCGAAAGGCTAATAGTGGGGGTTTATAATGATTACAGATCCTAGAAAAGAGATAACACACATTGGGCGTGGAGATAGCTTTTTTAGTGCATTAACAATTTTTCATGATATGCACATAGAAGACCCAATATTTGTGGAGGTTGGTACAACCAGGGGGGGTTATGGTGGTGGTCCTAGTGGAGATGGGTGGGCAACAAACGCATGGGGGTGGTATTGTAAAAATTTCGGTGGTAGGGTACACACAATTGACATAGATGAGAATTGTATAGACCAATGCAAACAAATAACAATTAAGTTTAAAGATGTGATTGAATATCATGTTATGACCGGAGTAGAGTTTTTGGATAAGATTTTAGATAGGAATATTAACTTTTTGTATTTGGACGGTGGAGATGACCCACAAGAAATGGTTGATGAATATTCCTTCGCCAAGAAGTGGTTGGGTGATAAGTCTTTAATTCTATTGGATGATATTCCTCCCGATTGTCTGAATGCCGGTAAAGGGAGGTTATTAATACCAATCCTCTTGCGTGATGGTTGGAGGATTCGTTATCATGATATTAATCAATCGGTAATGCAAATGTTATTTGAAAGGAACAACCAATGAAACTATACATTGAAGCAAAACAGTATCCATGGGTCACATGGGGAAATCAGATGTGGAAAGTTTCCAGGCAAATTAAAGACAAAGAGTTGGAGGTTGTGGCAGACCCAGATGAAGCTGATACACTATTGATAGAGTGGGATGAGGTTCTTCAATCATCCGATTTACAAACTAGAAAACCAACTTGGATTTTTGTTGAGTCTATTGACAGCCATTTGGTTCCAATCTTTGTGGACTTTGTGAAGAACAACAAGGATGTTGTTGGAGTGTTAAGTCAATCGTATTATATGTATGAGTTGTTGAGTGACAAGGGTATCAAGGTTTTCATATGGGATTTGCCAACAAGGGTTCAGCCATCTCTCTGGTATAAGGGTGGAGAGGAAGTGTTGGAAAAAAATGGCGACTTTGTTATTGTGAGCAACGCAACTAGATATCCAGACAACATAGCAGAGGTCGTGAAAACTTATTTTGCCATGTATATGAGGCAAGGGGAGGATGAAGAAAAGATTCCAGATCACAACCTAGACATATATAGCGCATACGAAATGCCATTTGAGACATTCAACAACGTAAGGTTCAATGGACTACAATCCAATTTATTGGTGCATAGGAAAATCAAGAAGTCCAAGTTGTTCATTTCTCCTTACAATGGAAATGGTGTTCCGCTTAGTGTTGTCGATGCCGTTTTTCTTGGAACGCCAATCCTGGTTAGGGACACGGAAGCAAATAGGGCAATAGTTCCCTGGGGGAAGAATTTCTTTAGAGAGAAAGAAGATTTAGCAAAGGTTCTAAAATACTACATGGATATACCGATCTCTAGTGAAGAGTACCGAACAAGCATAGAGGAAAATTTTGCTAGGTTTGTGGTTGACTTTTCTCCAGATAGGTGCTATACTAAACTGAAAAACATTCTGATCGGAGATGCTACATGATAAAAGGAACAGCAGGTTGGTTCACGGAAAATTCTTTTGAGTCGTTGACATTTGATGATGTGCAAATTGTACCTAGTCTTTCTCAATCAAAGACCAGGGCTGATATAACGACTAGGACAAGATTGGTGTCAGACATATACATTGACCATCCGGTTATTCCAGCAAACATGGACACCATATCGGATGTTGAAATGGTGTTAGATGCAAACAAGTATGGTGGGGTATGTTTCCTCCATAGGTTCAACAATGATATACATGATCTAATTGAGAGGGTGAAGTTGTTACTCAAATCTCAAGTCAAGGTTGTTGGAATATCCCTTGGGTGTCAGGATCATGATTTGTGGATTGCAGAACAAGTGGTTGGTGTGTTTGAATCATATGGGTCAAACAGTAGGTTGGTTTTCTTGGTTGATGTTGCCCATGGACACCACACAATGGTTGGGGAGTTTTGCGGGAAGCTACGGCAAAAATTTCCGATTGATTATCCAATCATAGCTGGTAATGTTGCTACAGCCGAAGCTGCAAAATATTTGTGGGATCATATGGTTGATGGAATTAAGGTCGGGGTGGGGCCGGGGTCGCTTTGTAGTACTCGCCTAGAAACTGGTTGTGGTGTACCACAGTTTACAGCTATTGCAGATGTTTACAATTGGGCAAAGGGGTTGCCCCCATTGGGGCCAACTGAAAGACCCACTAT